CTGCACCAACTAATTACACCAGCGGCGCTGATCACTATCATGCCGATTATTGCCGGCCATATTGGGCAAAGCACATGACATTGACTGTCACTATTGGCCGTCATATCTTTTACAAATAAATAAACCACACAAACCACACACACACTATGAAATTACTAAGTGAAACACTACACAGAACTAGGGATTGCATTCGACTTTCCTATCAAGATTAAAGATGCCAATGGCTATGAGACTTACTACGAGGACAGTTATGACTACTGGCAGAGGTGGGAGCGTGATGCCAATGGCTATGTGACTTACTACGAAGACCACGAGGGCTACTGGGAGAGATGTGAGCGTGATGACAAGGGTGAAGAGACTTACTTCGAGAACAGTGCTGGCTGCTGGCAGAGGTGGGAGTATGATGACAATGGCTATATTACTTACTACGAGGACAGTGCTGGCGTAAAGCGAGGCACTCCCAAAGTCAAAGCACTATGAACGAAATAGGAATAGGAGTATGCACAATGTGCGGAACATATACCATCGAGGATGACCTTTGCGATAACTGCCGACCACTTACAGAGGTTCGAGGCAACGAATTGGATGATTCCAATGGTTCTGATGGAGGAATGCAGGATGAATGCTCTATGGAGTGCTATGACTGTGGACACTTCACCATCTGCTACCGTGATTTTTACGGCAACTGGATATGTGGATGCGAACACAACGATTAAATCAGAACCACTAATTAACGTGTCGAGGCACGAGATCACCGTTTAATAACAAGTTCAACAAAGCCCAGTAGGGCACACACATTATACAACAATATACACCGATATACATTATGACTGATAATATAAATGAACCATCACTCACTGATATCATCCTTGATTTAAAGGAGGACTTCATCTACCTGCGCAATGAGAACCTCCGGCTACAGGAGGAAAACAATCAACTCAAGCAGGCCATCGCTGCACTCAATGGCGGGACTACTAACTCACTATGACATACCTATCACAGAATCAAATAAAGGAGTTCCGGGATGGCAATAAGCCAATCTCCTGTCCTATCCTAGATATCAAAACAGATGACTGGGTACTGGATCACGACCACCAGAACGGAATGGTACGAGGTGTAATCTCACGCCAGGCTAACAGTCTACTTGGTAAGGTTGAGAACTTTTATCTCAAGATGTGCAAGGGTCAGAAGGAAGATCTTCCAAATACTTTGGAGGCAATGGCTGCATATCTGGAGCAAGAAACATTGGATGTCCTTCATCCCGTAGGACTTACGCAACTTACAAGAAAGTTTGGAAATAGCTTGACAGCAGCCGAACAAGTAACAGAGTTAAAAGACCTAGGAGCAAGTGATGATGATCTTGCTTCCTGCAAAAATCAAAAGCAGCGTAAAGAGCTGTTCCGTAAACTAACCAAAACTAAATATGAGTAATACAAAAACCAACCGAACAAATAACACAATACAGGAACTAGCACAGCATCACGCTGTATTTGACGTAGCTCCTTTGACCGATGACTTGTCCTTCTCTTATCTAATTAAGATTAATCAATGCGAAGCAACTGAATACTACGGAGCAGGTGATATCGAGGAGGCTATGCAGACCATCATCGAGCATCCGTTCAGCACAGCAACCATCAATATTGGTAATAAAATTCCTAGCATTAAATTCAACTAACACATACAGCATATGAGTAACACCAAAACAAAAGAAAGTACAATGAACATACACCAAAAACTACAAGGTATCCAGACGGAGCTTAAAGCACCTAAAGGACAGACCAACAAATTCGGAGGGTATCGCTACCGCTCCTGCGAGGACATCCTTACTGCACTGAAACCCTTACTAGCCCAGTATACTTGCACACTAGCCATCAGCGATGACATCGTCGAGGTAGGCGGTCGAGTATATGTAAAAGCTACAGCCACCTTAGCATCTACATCGAGTGAGGATGATTATACTATCAACGTAAGTGGATTCGCTCGTGAGGCTGAAACAAAGAAAGGAATGGACGATGCCCAGGTTACCGGCAGTGCTTCATCCTACGCCAGAAAATATGCACTCAATGGACTCTTTGCTATTGACGACACCAAGGATCCCGATGCTACTAATGACCACGGAAAATCCGCAACTAAAAAACAAGTAACCCAATTCTAATATGAACCTACATCACGAACTACTCGACCTTATCTCAACTATCCAAGTACTGGACAAGCACTACGATGAGGCCTTTGCTGGCATCGAAGATGACCTGGCAGAACTTCGCCGATCAAACTTGTACCTTGAGGACAGAAACAAGAAGCTATCACAGAAGGTGGATGCCTTGATTGAATACCTTGAGGTAGAAATCAAATTTCCTGACACATCATTGAAGGCCGTGAAGCTGGATAAGGAAGTCAGTAATAATAACTAAACTAATAACCAATAACGAAAGTAAAGATTATGTCACAATACGATAACACTAACTCCGGTACATTCTTCGTCAATGACCGTAAAGAAAAACCAAATCATCCTGACTACAGCGGGAAGATTAACGTCGAGGGCAAGGATTACTACCTCAAGGGCTGGAAGAAGACAGCCAAGAGTGGTACTAACTTCCTGTCCCTAGCGGTGAACCCAGTGGATGGTGCAGGCTCTGCCCCTAAAGCTGCAAGTGCGCCAACCAATGACGAAGCCCCATTCTAAGTAATGCAATTCGATAAGATCTGGTGGGAGCAATTCCGCCGTGATGAAGTAAGTGCCATTCTAGCAATGACTGCCCACAAGAACACGGATTACACAGGAGGCGAAAGCTGCGATAACCCCTTCGCAAACTTTGACGGCTCCTCCGAGTTCGGCGTTCATCCATTGACTGGTGTTTGCATCCGAATGCAGGACAAATTCCAGAGAGCGAAGGCTTTCTGTAACGATGGTCAGCTAAAGGTAGTTACCAATGGCGACCAATCCAAGGACATATTCCGCGACCTAATTGGCTACTCGTTGATAGCCATAGGGATGCTCGAAAGAGCTGAGTCCGAGTAAGTCCTTGTGCTAAGATGCTTGCCCCTTACAATTCCGTAGGGGGCAAGTAACTCTTATGATTAATAATATAACCGAAACACGCCGTAACGAAATGACTAAAATAAAAGAAGCAGCCGAAGTATCCCTCTCGATCTATAACACAATTGATGGTTATAGAATCCCGGAAGGAAACCGTGTAGCCCATAAGTCCCTTGGACAGGTCCTTCGTTCTCTGGTAGAATTACTTGAAAATGAACAATCTGGATCTACAAATACACAATCAGCCACATAGTGCTGAAGCTGAGGAAAAACTAATTGCATCCTGCTTACTGCCAGGTGACACATCCATATACGATATGGTCCGTCCCCTACTGGAGCCAGAGGATTTTTACTTATTACGCTTTAGATTACTTTACCAAACCATTGGTGACCTTGCACAACTAAGTCAGCCAATTGATGAGGTATCAATCTCAGAGCACCTGAAGACCCTACAAGGGCTTGATGAGGTCGGGGGCATAGCAGGTGTACTGTCAGTCACTGACAGCGTCACCAGCACCACCTCAGCTAAGTTCTACGCCAATATAGTAGCAGAGAAGGCAAGACTTCGTGAGATAATGAAGTCCTGCCGACTCGCTGTTGAGGAGGTTGAGAATGAAACCAAGTCCTACGACGAGATTCGCAGCACCCTTGAGGCTGAGATAACCGAGCGTCCACTCCTAACCCAAGGGAAGGCTGACATAGGTTTCTCTGCTGAAGAGCTACTGGCTGACATCGCCAAGATGCAGGCTGGTGAGTACGAGGCTGACGTTGTTAAGACTCACACCAATAATCTGGACCGTGAGTTCGGCAACCGAGGCATCGCTGCTGGTGAGGTACTGACAGTGGCTGCACCTACCTCCTGTGGTAAGTCAGCACTTGCGATGTACATCGTCTCTCAGTCCGTTGTAAAGGATGGTCACGCCTGCGGGGTGTTCTCATTGGAGATGCCACAGAAGCAGCTCACGAAGCGACTGACGCAGGTTATCTCAGGTGTGAACTTACGCAGTGTGGAGGATCAGACAGCTACCCCGGAGCAGGAGAAGCGAGTCCACAATACCATCAACCAGCTTAAGACATTACCTATCTATACTTCTCACACTGTTAAGAATGCCGATGATCTGTACAGTCAGACACGTCAGTTCGTACAGAAGCACGGAGTAAAGCTACTGGTGATTGATTACCTGCAACTTATTCCATTCTCCTCTAGGATGGGTAAGGCTGAGGGCATCGCTAGTATCTCTCACAAGATTAAGCAGATGGCTATTGATCTCAATATAGCTGTTATCCTACTGGCACAAGTCAACCGAGAGGGAGCCAAGGCTGGCCGACTCAAGTTGTATGACCTAAAGGATTCCGGGGACATTGAGAATGATGCTGATATTGTTCTGCTTATGTATCCGTCAAGCGGTGATGTCGAGTCCTCAAAGGACGTAGATAGCCGAGGGGCGTTCACTCGTTTAACCTATGAGATTGCTAAGAACCGTGAAGGTGAACGTGATATCGGTGGGTTATTTAAATTCTATCACTGCACAGGGAGGTTCGGACAATGACGGAGGAAGAAGTAGCGCAGTACATAATGGCAGCATTCCCACGGATGCACAAGCTGACCAAAGCCGAGGACGAGTTCAGTCCTTTTGATTACGAGAGCATTGATTATCTGGTTGAGATTAAGGTACGCCGCAAGGCATATGACCCCTGGATCATCGAGCAGTTAAAGGTTGATACCAATATCGGTATAGCTGAATCAATAAAGAAGGACTTCGTTTATGTGAACGGATTCCAGCACCTGCTGTACGCTTGGAATATATCTAAGCTAATTCGGGATGACTATGACTTCGGGTTCGAGGATCGTGATATGCCTTGGACTACGGACTTCAATGCAGTACAAATAATAACTAAGCGCACTGGGTATCTGTACAACAGCAGCGCACTAATCATCAACACGGAGGAACTATGATCACTACAGAAGAATCAAAGGATATAACAGTAAACGGAACTAAGGTAACCTGCTACTCAGATGGCAGTGTAAAGAGTCACGGTAAGTATCGCAAGCCTCGGTCATTTGGATCACCCCAGAAAGATCGGTACAACAAAAAGAATATAAACAACCACCCGTACAGGATTCACGACCTGATTGCAAGAGCTTTTCTGGGCAATAAACCAAAGGGATATGATGTTGATCACATCAACGGAAACAAAACGGACAACAGGCCATCTAACCTGCGGTACGTGACGCGATCCGAAAACCTAAGGGGATACCAGAAAGTTCGCGGTAAGTCCCAGTACAGGGGTGTAACAATTGCTGTCAATAACCCTAAGTTCCTTGTGAACGTAGGTCTAGGTAAAGAGAACCAACACAAGCTTAAATACCTTGGCTCATTTACTGACGAGAAGGAGGCAGCCATTGCTCGCGATACCTTCTGCTTTGAGGAACTAGGTTACCCACTAGAAGGGTTAAATTTTCCTGAGTTATTTGTTGACAAGCAGAGGGATTCCGTACAGATTTCCAGTATGCAAAATACTGAAGAAAACATTGAGCGAGTTCAGACCCAGATTGATATGATTCGGCAGGAGTCCAGGCTTCTGTCATACCGTATTGA